ATAGTACTGACCCATTGTCTGTGCACCAGTACCAAGCAATCCCGCACCAAAAGCAACTTGTTGCTGACCATACTGTTGAGCATTAGCCGCCAATTGAGCTTCTTGTTGCGCTCTAGCGTTATACAGAGCTTGCAACTCAGGAGTGGTAGCACCCATAGTGCCACCTTGAGCCACAGAAAGACCGCCACGACCTTGTTGTTGGAGTCTGTTTTGCAGATTAGCCAATTCTAATTCACGACCAGGTTGCAACAAAGCCATCTGTTGATTTAGATAGTTTTGTGCAACATCTTGAGGGTTCTGAGCCAAATACTGATTGCCCAAACCAAACAAACTTTGTGCGCCTGTTTGAAGGGGAGCAAATGCTTGTTGTGCGCCTTCTGCTTGTTGAATACCAGACTCAGCTAACCTAACAAATCGGTCTTGTGCATTCTTAGCTTCAGGGCTTAGTGTGTATCCTGCGCTAGTCAATTGACCTGTTTTAGGATCAAAGCCAAATTGTGAAGCACCAAAACGAGTGGTCATTCCAATAGGTCTAAACTGAGCAGATGCTTTAGCCGCAGCAGTCTCCGCATCAATCATTGCTTGCGCTTTTTGAGCCGCTTCACGGGATGTTTGTTGTTGGAGAAGACCCGCACCAGTTTGTGCAGTAGATTGGAACAAAGCCGCAATCTGAGCCGCAGTTAAACCTGATTTTAACAAGTCAGTAACAGGAGGAATAACAACGGGAGGTCTAACCACTGGAGGAACTACTGGAGGAACTACAGGCGGTACAACTGGAGGTACAACAGGTGGGACTACAGGGGGTACAACTGGAGGTACTACTGGAGGGACAATGGGTGGTACAACAGTAGGAGTTAGCAAGCCAGGTATAGTTGCGGGTGGTGTCCCCGCTAAAGCACCTCCTCCTACAGCTAAATCTTGAGCAGTTAATGCCGCAATTTGAGCCGCTGTCAAACCAGTTGCGCCAACAGTAGCATTAGCCAAAGCCGCATCAAATGCAGGAACTCCTGACAAAACACCCTCGCCTAAAAATGCCCCATTACCAATAGGCAAACCAAAAGCAGGGTTAAATGCCCCACCCGCCGCTGTAAAAGCCGTATCAAAGGCTGGAATACCTGAAGCAACGCCCTCACCTAAGAAAGCACCATTTCCTATTGCAGGAGCACCAGCCGCACCCGCATTCAATAAAGTTGGCAATCCAAAGAGTACAGCCGCACCTAGTGCAAATTCTTTTAGACCACTTTTAACTTCTTGTTGAGTACCAGTTTTCTCTACTTCACCAGTAGGTGTATATTGGGTATACGATCCACCAGCCCTGTTATCAGTAGCTTTGTAGGTAATAACATTCTCAAGTCCACCAACTTGCTGATCCATGCCAGAACCAGTAGTTTGATATACAGGCTGAACAATGGTGTCGCCAAGAGTTACTGTTTGATTGGGAGGAATAACTGCACCCGCACGTGACACAACATCCCCAACAGGTATTCCAAATGTAGAGGAAACCTGTTCAGGACTAATGCCTCTTGTTTCCATCAAGGTAACAATCTGCGAATCCGACATATTCGGATTAGTAAGAAAGATGTTAAATAACTCTTGATTAGTTACAGCCATGATTGCTCCTTATTGTGGCTCAACAGGCCAAGTAATAGTCCAAGGGAAACCACTTTGCAAAGGAACATCTCTCAATGCTTGGCAGTAGTCTTTCCACTCTTGTGATGGAGTCATATCGCTACGAAATCTCCAATCAGTTTCTGTTAGTTTATCATCACGGCTCTGACGAACACTCTTAGCCTGTTCAGCATCCTTCTGAGCCTTGTAAGCAGTCTCATGTTCAATAGCAGATGTGACATTGCCCGTCTCATCTGTAGTATCGGCAAACACAGGGCCAAGCACATACTTTGTGTACCACTTGCCATCAATCTGCTCAACGCCAGAGGCTTGAGAGTATTGGTAAACAGTCCCACCTGTAGCTTGTGGGCCTTCAAAGACTACTTCAGCACCCAAAGCAGTTAAGACTTCAGTTGTTGTTATGTCCCATGATGGGCCACCATTGGCTTTTGTGTATGCACGAAATTCTGCTTCGTACATTACTTGCCCATTATTTGTTCTGATTTGCATTATTTGCTCCTACAATTGTTTCCATGCCAGCGTAAGTGGTTTCCTTTTGAGGCTTCCTTACCGCAATGCTCACAAGCAATAGTAGGGAATTTCTTTCCTCTCATAGGGCTAATCTTGCCTTGCATAGGGTTTGGATTGTTTTCCCTATATTCAGCCATCTTGTCATGCCATGATTGTGGTCTAGCTTTACCAGACCTTTTATCTGACATTTTCTTTTTAGTTTCATCACTAGCTTTTAAACCAGTTTTACCTATTGCAATCTTTTGCTTATGTTGCTCAGAAAATTCACGACCTTTAAAAGCAACGCTTAATTTCTTTTTGGTTTCTTCTGACCTTGTAAAACAACCTAGTTTATTGTTTGGCAAGAATCCACCAGCAGACAGTTTGTGATGGTTAAACAATCTTTCATTGCCCCAAACAGTCTCAAGAATAAAGCCTTCTAATTCTTCTAACTTATCTGGAGTTTCTTCCCAAATCATCTTGAACTCAAACGATTGCTCACCATGTTTATTCCATGAATGTTGCAAACGCTTGTTAACATGAACACCACGCTTTAATTGATGCTTGTGATGGCTCAACCTATCCGCTACATCAACAGAGCGACCAAAATATATGCCATTACTGACAATATTCTTAATATGATAGATTCCGCTTTTCATGTCTAGGCAATCGCCAAAAAGATAAAACTACCGCCATTTTCGTTGATTTCTGATGGGGCTGTTGAACTAATTTCAAAACCTGCCGAATAAGTATCAATGTAATCTGTGTTGGTAACTTCAGCTGCTGTAGAGTTCAATAAAAGGTAGGGATCATTTCCTGACACAATACCCCTAGCACTATCCCAGACGTACCACGACCCTGTACCGCTTGTTTTCTTAATGAGGACGAATCTCGCCCCTGCTGTAAATCCACAATCAATTTGAAGTGTAGTTCCTGTTCCTGTGTATGAGCCTACTTTGGAAACACCAGCACAAGTGGCAAATAGGTATGCTACGTAAGTATTGGCAGAATCATTGTAAAATGAAGAGCCACCACTTATTGTGAATGAACTTGCGGTAAAACTAGTAACCTGAGTGTCTCCACCCTTAGCGCTTGTGGTGTTAAGCGCAAGGTCAAAGTTAGCTAATGCAGAGGGTAGGCGAACCTTCCAATTTACAGATGAACCTCGGTTTTTAAATATTAGAAGTTCTGGCACAGCTTGCAAGTTGTGTGTCACAGTTCTTGTGCTTCCCGTCCCTGTATAGCAAACCTCATCAAAGAAGCTAGGGGCACGTTTGAACATCCACGACAGTCTGTCAGTGCTGGCTCCAGAATTGTTGTAATAACCTTCCTGAAAATCATATTGCGCCAAAGTGGATGCGCTTGCTTCGGCCGCAGTTGAATTAGTAAGAAGGTATTTTCCTTGCAACAGACGTGACGAATTGTACCTATCGCTTATTCCTGACCTTTCCGTATATATTGCCATATCAACAGGGAATCCAGCATCAAACCAAGGCGTTGTCGCTGTTGCAAAACCTGCTGTGTAAACACTAGTCCCACTCGTAGGCACTTTCATCGGGCCTCTGCGAATGGCTATGTAGATAAAGTTTACGTTCTGGCCGACTGCTGGGCCGCTTACCTCAAAACCGGTTGCGTTGGGGATGTAAAACTGACCAAGATCGCGCTCTGCACCCGAAGTGTTTGCCTCAAGGTCGCGAGTATTACCGCTTACAGGCATCCCCCTCATGTTGTCTGCGATAGACCAGCCATATTGCGCGGTGTTTTTCCACAAAATCCACTGTGGCTCATAGCCCAAGTTCACCTGAAGATTGCCGCTTGATGGCGTAGTACCAGACCCACACGAAATCACATTGTCTGTACCAGTTAGGCCAAAGCCTCCTGCGTCATGGGCGAATAGGTAGGCAACGTAGGTTCCGCCAGATGCGTTAAGTGCAGCGCCGCTGCTGACTTGAAAAGTCGTCGATGTCGGAGCTGAATCATTCCAAGCACTAGATGCGTTTTGCGCGGCAGTGGTGTTTAGAAACAGCGTGTAGCTGTAAGGGTCATTAACCGTTCCCAAACTTCTGTGATAAACAGTCCAATCGCTTGTTGTATTGGTTCGCTTAACAATAATGCAACCCGGAACAGAACCAAGACTGTGAGAAATGTTGCGACCATTTACCCCGTTGCCGCTCCACGTCACAACATCAAAGAACTTTGGTTGCTTGCGGAATGTCCATGAGGCGTATGTGGCTGCATTTTCATTAACCGCTGTAGAAGCACCAACAGAAAAACCAGAAGATGTAAATGCAGTTAATACTGAAGCATTAGTATCTTCAGCCGCAGTTGAGTTTGTAGCTAAAAACTTACTAGCTCCACGGGTAGTGTCATTAACCCTATGTCCATATGCGGTGCTTCGGCATTTAATCCATGTCATAGCCCCTTTGCCAGACTCATCAATGCCATTGGTAATTGTCTGTGTAGAGCCGTTGCCTGTGTAAAGGTATGTGCTAAACACGTCCTCAATATACTGAGGAACAGCAGCCGCACCACCACCAAAGGCATCGTAACTAGCCGCACCAGAAGTTGCTTGTAATGGCATTAAAATCTCCAACCTTTGCTCAGATTGTCGTGAGCAGTTATTACTTGTAAATTCCAAGGAACGTGCATACCCGCTACGCCTTTGCCGTTAATTGGGACAATATGGTCAACATGGTGTTTTATACCAGTTTGGATATATCTTGCTTCAGAAACATCGTACATCTCTTGAATCATAGCTTTATCAATGGCTGTTAACCAAGATGGTGTGGCTGACTCTTGAGCCGCCCTACGCCTTGCTCTAGCCGCAACATAACGTTCTTTGTTGGCCTTGTAAAAGTTGCTTGAATACTCAGGGTTACGCTCAAGCCAAGCCTTAACTGCTTTTTGTCCATAGGCTCTGATTTTCTCAGGATTAGCTTTTGCCCATTCTTTAGCCAATGCTTTAATTTTCTCAGGATTGTCTTTGCGATATTGTTTGGCATAAGCATTTCGCTTTTCCTTGTTTTTATCGCTATATCTTTTGTCAGCAGCATGAGCTTTTTCTGGGTTTTTAATCCTCCACTCACGCAAATACTCACGAGTCTTCTTTCTGCTCTCGTCAATGTTTGCAAGTCTTCTGTCGTTCTGCGCTTTGACACGGCACTTTCTGCAAGTACCATAGTGCTTGTTCCTACGCTTATCCATTTGGAATTCATCCAAAGGTTTGTCAACATTACATCTTTTGCAGATACACATGATTAGGCTTTGAACTGAGTTACAGAGGCAAGAACTGTAAATGTACCAGACGAAACTTTGATAATCAAATAACGATAAGAATCAATGCCACTTGCATTTCCCGCAGTAGGCGCACCACCTAACCAACGTGTAGTCACACCAGATGTAGTGCCATCAACTTGCACAGCAGAGTTGTAATAAGCAGTAGAGCCTTGAGTAACCAAGAAAGCCACAGTCATTGATTGACCTGTACTCATCAAAGTATCCAGTGAAGTACCGCTAGAGCCTCTAAAGTTAACTGTCCAGTTAGCAGAAGCGTTACTTGTGTAGTACAGAACAGACTGAGTTGTAATGTCGTAGTTAATCGTGCCTGTAGCCGCAGTTGCAGATACTGTAGCTACCTCTGCTGCATCGGTTAGGACAATGGCTTGGGCTGAGGAAGTTCCTGAGAATGTCTGTGTGCCAGTA